ACCATCTCATCTGCGGCTGCGTTCCAATCTCTTGCATCCACACCACGTTTCATACCTTTAAATTTTGATAGTCTTGGACGGCCCATATTAAACATCATATTTGCAATTATTCTTTTAGCTTCTTCTGGCAGATCATCAAAGTCTGGGTATAACTTGTAGCAGTCTGACACGACTGTTTTGATATCCTCGTTGAAGGCCTCAACGCATCTATCGTTAGAGACAGGTGTGCCGACTTCCCATCCGTGTTCTGGGTCTGACTCCCTAACCAAATGGCCAATACCAAAAGTAGGCAGGCCAAGATGATCAAGATAAATTTTTTCAACATTCCCCTCATCGTATTCTATTTCTTCTCTTAATTTTTCTATATCCATTATTCTATCCCCATTCCTAACTTGGTCTTTTGTATTAAGTAGTTTCTTACAAAACCAGAACGAACTATATCACCTATGTTAAACTCTACACAATTAAACTCTTCCATCTCTTGTAGAATTTGCAAGAAGTCCATCAGTCCATTTCTCTCATGCATTTTGGTCAAATCTGATTGACTAAAATCGCCACAGAAAAATATTTTAGAGTCTTGTCCAACTCTTGTGATAATCGTGTCCAACTCATGGAAGTTTAGATTCTGGCACTCATCAACTATAATTATTGTATTGTCAAAAGTTAGACCTCGTAGAAATGATGTTGACAAAAAGTAGAAACTACCTTGTGATTTTATTCTGTTGTACAGTGATTCAAATGCCTGTTCGTTTGGTTGTTCAAACATGAACTGCATCATGTTAGAATATGGAACTTGATATAGTGCAGCTTTGTCCTCTTCATCTCCAGGCAGAAAACCGATCTCTCTTGTGGGGATGAGTGAACGAACCATGACAACTTTGTCGTATGGTGTTTCGTTTTTTAATACCTCTGACAATGCGAGATATAGTGACACGAAAGTCTTACCTGTTCCAGCACAACCAAATAGGAATTGATTTAGACCTTGTTTCCAAGAATCAAAAACAACTTTCTGACTATCTGTTACTGGTTTGATTTGATTTAGTTGACTGTATGTAATTTCTTTTTGTTTTGCCATCATATAATCCTAGTAAAAAGGTGGAGTGGTGATAGATGGATAACCTCAGCATTTCTACCAACCACTCCTTTTTTTGTATGAGTGCTGAGTGTGAAAAGATTAATTTGCACCTCATACGTTTTATTTATATTAATATAATCCAGTGGATTTATTCTTTTTAAATTTCTGACCTAAGTTTTGTCCACCAACATCTATTAATTTATGTTTCTTTGCCACGTTTCTTACTTTGTTTTGTGCTATAGTATCTGTCTTATTAACCTTATCTGCGAGTGGTGAGTTTGGATGTGAGTCTGCGATCTTTGACAATACTTCATTGAAACCACCATCTGTTTTAAATGACCTACCTTGGACACCAGATACGATAGCTGGTGCAGTAACAACCTTTTCACAATGTGGATTATCCTTTAGGAACTCTTGAAGTTCACTCCAACTACAAATGGTATCGTAATACTCATCCTCATTTTTATCTCTAATCGTGTATGTGGGCATTAATGTCTATCCTCATGTATTAAATGTCTGTCTATAGTGAGGCCCTGCTAAAGGTTGGTAACTTAATTTATTTTTTAGACTTTCATTTTCCTCAACAAGTTCCTTGTTTCTTTTCAACACAGAATAATATGACTTTGTAAGTTCTGCCATATCCATTTTGAGAATGTCCTCGTTAGTTTTCATCCTCTTAGCTCTCTCCTCTTTTCTGCGAGATTTACTATATTCATAGTTTTCTCTCCACTGTGGGTCTTGTCGTAGTTTCCATAAAATCCAGTCATAGTATCGTTGTGGCTCTGGGCCTGGGTCATAAACCATTCTGGTATCTCCTTGTTTTTCCAAGTCGCAAATCTTTTCTTTTCATTTATATAGTAGTTGCGATAGGCAGTGATTGGATCACCCTCTACTTTACAGTAATCAGGCATCGCCTGTGGGATCTGTGTTCCCCTCACTAGTGGTATGTTCAGTGGTGCTCTCATTAAATACAAGGATGGTCTACTTGCACCATGCACTTTACCATAACGATGTGTAAACTCTGCAAGTGTTGCCATGTATATCTTGTACATCTGAAAATAGTTCTCTATAGATTCACGAACCCACACGGCAGATGGATGATTAACGTGTGATGCTTTGTATAAAATATCTTCACGTTCATCAAGTAGTTTCCATCTTTTAATCCTACGACCATTTGCAGTTCTGCCTATGTACATATGACCATCTAACATCCTATGTGCAGTTGACATGAGTTGTGCATACTCAATAGGCATCTTGACTATGTGTTTGTCAATATGCCACTTTGCATTTTGCACAGGGTCTTCATGTAAATAAAAGATGTTCATTACATATAATCTCCAACATATTCTGATGCATTTTGCACAGGCATCTCTCCAACAAGTTCACTTACTTTTTCATAAAATTCTGGTTGAACATTAGCTTTTTGTCCATAACTTATATTGATAAGATTTCTATTTTGTTTTGCAACAACTGCTTGAGCAATTTGTATTGCAACAATAGCAGGATTACGATTTGCAAAGTTAAGTCTGGGATGTTCACCCACAACAATCTCTCCATTTTCATCTCTACCCAAAAAATTTAGTTCTCCAAGTTGCAATCTGTCTGGGTGTCTTGTGCCGTCTGGTCTAGGATTGGTGCAACCATTACCACCATCACGCCTATTACAATGAGACAATAAATTATCACTATGACCACATTTTATTGATTTGAACCAATACTTACCACCTTTGTTTGTATATTCCATAGTTTTATCATCTGCATCACAACAAACCCAATAGTCTATTTCTTCCTTATTGCAATTCCATAATTTCCAACCATCTTCAGCTTTACCAGTATTCTCCCAATGACCATCAAAGTCTTGTTCATCTTCAACACATTGTAACATTTTTCTATTTAATACACTCATCCCATCTCTCCTAAAAATATATCAAAGGCCATGTTTATTCTGTATCTGTCAGAGTTGTTGATTTCAACCTCGTGAGGCACCCATGCAGGCCATAATAACAAGTTACCATTTTTCGGTGGATAACTTACAGTTCTTACAAAAGGTGATTTTGGATTACAGTCTGATAATAGATTTATCGGATTGTGAAATATTAGATCACCTGTCTCCTCTGCATCTATATAATACAGACCAACAAAAGAAAACTCTTTATGTGCATGGACTACGTTTTTAGACTTTGGATCATTTACATTTGTCCAAGTTGCCATAGTGATTTTTTCATCTTTTACTTTTTTGTAGTCTGGATCTATATCCTTGTAGTAATCAATAGCAGTTCTTGTCAAAATAAGAACTTCTTTCTCTAACCAATCCATTTCATACTTTGCACTAGAACGCCAACACTTTTTATTACCACTTGGTATGTAACCGACATTGTTATCTTTCGCAGATAAAATCTGATTCTTCAAATCTTGTTTTTGTTCTTCTGTTCCTACATTTTTTACAAAAAGATGTGAACTGAATAAATTAATATTTTTCATTGTCTCTCCAAGTCTTTCTCATTGTAATATAAACAGGGTCTTTTGTCAAGGTATTTCTGTAGTATCTGAATATCTTTGCAGACTGTGCTTTCTTACTTGTGAGTGCATCAGGCTCTTGTGGTTTTACAGTGCCATCTGAATTATATTTATTACCATCTTTATGATTTGCATAACGTCTTGCTCTGGTAAATCCCATCTCTAAAAACTTACGACACATATCCATACCGACAAAATCAGATTTGTCTTTGTAGTTATTGTACATACTATAGATTGTCTTTGCACTTTCCTCTGCGATTCTTGGTGTTCTAAATCTCCAGTGTTTGCAAATATCATCTGTGTATGGACGAACCAAAAGAACACCTTGCTCTCCACGACCAATTCTATATCTGGAATCGTTTGGTTCAAACAAAGTGTTTTTATAATCTAAACTATAATCAAACTCAATCATTAATTTATAAACCACCCTGCCTGTTGTAGGTCAATATATAATTCAAATGCGTGTAAAACTATCTCAATCATAATCAACACAAGAATTATTTTACACAACTGATTAGTCATTTTTCCCACCTATAAAATATATGATCACCAATCTCTGTGGTTTTAGTTTTAGTCTTTTTCCATTCTGGTGATACATAGTCTGCATGATAGTGTGTCGCACCATCTGTGATATCTAGTAGATTGACACCATCTGTTAAAATCATCTCCGAAAACATTCTTATCTTTTCATATAGTTTTTTATCAGCCTTTGAAACTACATCTGCTTTACCATCACAATACCACGAAAATTGACATCTATGTTTTAGTGGATAGAACTCACCATTCTGTTTCCAAGATTCTCGTGTTGGGCCTTGTTTGACAACTTCACACACTGTATTAGGAAATCGTTTATCCTTTACACGATTTAGTGTTACAGATGCAACCGCACTCCAACCAGCAGTCCCTTGGTTTCGTGCCTCAAAATAAATATTATCTGCCATACAAGATATCTCTTCTTGTTGATGTTTTATCAACACATCTGGTTTAATCGTAGGTACATCAGCAACACTTGGTGTTGTTGCGATCCCCATGAGAACCAACATCTCTTGTAAACTAATCATTCTTATATTCCTCTAATAAAATCTCTTGTAGATGATATGCTTCTTTTTCCCAAGGTAGATCGTAATAGTCTATACTGATATGACTTTCCCCCTTCCACCTTTGTTCAAGAGCACTGATATCTTTCAACTCACCTTTTAAATATTGTTTCACATGAACCAACTCATGTAGGATGCAAGTAATAAAATCATCACCCTTTTGTTTTTTGTCAATCTCAATATAACAAGCTCTTCTGTCTATAGGCATACACCAACCATTGACCTCACCCTTTATGTTGACAAGATCAATCTCAATATTAAAAGACTTGAATCTACTGAAATATTTTTCGCAGAACCACCAAGCAACTTCCTCAACAAGAGCACGTTGTTTCTTAGTTCCACCATTGACAAAGACATACTTGGTCATTATATTTTTACCCAAGTTTCAAAGTTAACACCAGACCAAGAATAACCTTGATCCATCTTGTAAACTTCATATGCTTGAAGTACTTTGATTGTTTCATTGATTCTGACGCCTTTATTTTCATCTAACCACTGAACAAGTTCTTCTGTAGTCATGCCATAGAACTTTGCACGTTTCTTCAAAATAGTCATTGCACCTTTAATACGCATAATTCACCTCTAAATACTTTGTCCACGCAAGAGCAGTGGCTTCCTTTATAGTGTAACCGATTTCTACAAGATCGTTAGTCACTTCTTCAATCCACATTTTTGCTTCTTGTTCAGTCATTGTTTCTCTCTTTCTCTTGACTATACATATACTATAACAAGAAAGGGGGGTCTTGTCAACCCCCCTTTTATTCCCAACAATTACAACGATTTATCAAGTCACATTTCTCATCATAAAAACGAATCGTAGCGAATCGTGGGAAAGTGATTCGGTGGCTTTTGATGATGAGAGAGAGAGGTGCCAACCGAATCAAACTGTTTAATCCATACAACCTTTCATCAATCCCTCTGTTGCACATGGATCTTCTATGTATCCAACAATCATTATACAGGCAATGATAACCAATATCGGAACTATATTATTCATTAAGAACGAACTCCACCAATAGGGCAAACAGTCTTTACGATATTGAAAGGATTGTCTGCAAGAAAGATCTGACACTGATAACCAGTTTTCTTTGCAATCTTGATTGCCTTTTCTAGTGTGTCAGTCGCACCACAAGTATAACCAAAATTAGTGAGGAATACTTCGTACTTAACATTTGGTGCTTTTGGTATCATAAACAAATCTCCTATTTCAAATACTCAGGGCCAGTCCAACGAATACGGAAACCACCCTCTAGAACATTACCACGAGCTGCGTTACGAGCAGGAGCATTGTAACCAGCAGGTTTTAACAAATCACCTTTTTTGAATTTCTTATCATTTTCAGTATTGACAACAAATCCCCAAACATTTCCACCATGTTTTTGCAAAATCTTTGTGTATTTTGGGCCAGTCTTAACTACCCAACCTTCTGCAAACTCTTTGTTCATTTTAACACGAGTTTCGGTATCTGGTTGCATCCACTGACCATAATCATAGATTGCAGCATCAATCATGTTCTGAATACCATCTTCTAAATTATCAAACTGTTTCTGGATCTGAATAGTCATTTTTTCTCTCTTTCTCAATGTTACTACTCATATTACCAGATGATTTACTATATGTCAACCCCATCTCTAAAACACTGTTATCACTAGATTTTTCAAACCCATCTTTTTGGGATTTTTGCGAATCGTGCGAATCGTGAGAATCACTGGGGTTTCCAGACCATGTTTGTGACCTTTGTCTATTTGAAAACACAGACCTCTGGATAGGTGTCACCCTCATGCGTCAGCAACCAATCCACTAGCAGAACGACTTGCTTGTGGATATACGTCTGGTTCTGGTATCATAAAGTTATCGTCCCAACCAAATGCTTCCTTCACCACAGCCGCAGACAATCCTTTATAAACTTGATGCAACTTTTTATCTTTCGCATTGATAAGAAGTTTTGCTTCACTTTCATGCAATCCCTCCAACATCTGAAAGAACATATTTTCTTTCTGGTGTTGTTTAGTCACGTTATCTGCACCTTCAATAAATCTCCACAGTTTCTTTGCCTCTTGTGCCAACACAGTGTGTTCTGTACCAGCAGGGGCATCATTTGGTGTATAAGGAACATCCCCAGCAGGGAATACCCATCTCTTTGTTGGGTCAAATGCAGCCTTGAGCAACATTCTCAATGAGTCTGTATTGTGTTCTCTAAGAATTGCAACTTTTTGTGATTTAGTTTTTGCCTCTCCTTTATCTT